GGTGCTGGAGGGCGGAACCATTTCGATCGTCGCCGCGACTTGGTTGTCGTCTCCGATCTCCCCGAACGCGATCTTCGGCGTTAGTGGGTCATTCTTTGTCGCCGGTTGCATTCTAGGTATGTGGGCGCTGAGTTTCTGGATAACTGCGTGCTGAAAATTGGTGAGCTCGACTCCTGTAAGTGCGTCCAGCAGGGCTGCGAGCTCACCAGTGGGAACTGCCACGCAGGGGCGGGCGGCGATGATTGATTCGCCTACGACGTCTTCGCAGATAGTGATTCCTTGTTTGGGTCCATCTAGGAGGTAGTAGCCGAATTCAGGGTCGTCTACGCTTGCTAGTGTGGCGGTTGTGCCGCTGATGTCATTTTCGCGGACCACGCCTTTATCGATGCGGATTATTGGTGCGATGGGCCAGGTCATGGTTTCAGCTCTCTGTGATGTGGTTGGCGGTGCGGATGATGTCGACGAGGAGCATGGACAGTACTTGTGGGGCGTTTGTTCTCAGTGCTCGCGCGACGTGTTTGTATGTTCTCACGTTTGGGGTGAATTGTGGAAGCTTCTTGTTGGTCGCGTCTAGGAGGGCTGCGGTCATGCGGGCGTCTTTGAAGATGGTGTGCGCGTCGGCGGTGAAGATGCTGTTGGCGATGGTGTTGGAGGTGAGGTTGGCGGCGGCCGCGAGGGCGCCGAGTTGAACTATGGGTTCATTGTCGCTGAGGCGCCTGTCTCCGGGGCTCATTGCGACGGCGATGGAGTGGATGGAGAATTCAGTGAGGGGGAATGTGCGTGTTGGTGCGATGAGGTGGTGCCAGCTGGCGGGGCCTGCGAAGCGGAGCGCAGTGGCGGTTTCGTCGATCATTTGCGTGTTCCTTTCGTTGTGCTGATGACTGGAGTGTAGACAGGGTGGGACGGGGTTGTCAAGCCTTGGGGCCATCGGTGTTTGGAGGGCCCCGCTGGCTTACTTGTTGTCTCCTGCCTCTTTGGCCGACCAGGCCAGGGCTCGACCGGCGAGCTCGATCAGGGTGAAATATGGGTCCCAACCGAGCTTGATGCTCCTGGCTGCATCTCCCGCGTTGATAGCCAGGTCAATGATGGTTGGAGTTTCGTCGGCGTACCTCTTTCGTGCCTCCTCGGGGACGTCCACGTAGGGGGAGCGTTCTTGGGCAGAGAGGCAGGCCCACTGTGCGGCGTATAGGGCGATGTCGGCAAGGTCTAGCGCCTTGTGGTGGCCGAAGTTAGTCAGCGCGGTTCTGGAGAGGATGTGGGCGAGGTGCTTCTCTGGCGGGCGCTGCTCGCATTCCTGTAGGGCCTTTTGGAAGTTGGCGATGGCGGTATCAAGGGGTGGTGTTGGGATATGGGAGGTGAGGGCCAGTACGGCGGCTAGGGCGGCTGGGGGCATCTTGACTCCTTCTGTGTGGGCGCGGAGGGCTTTGAGTTCGCGGATTGGGGTGGGTACTGTGTCTGTCATCGTGGTTTCTTTTCAGTGGGTTGGGGTCCAGCCGAGGTGGTTAAGGCGGCTGTAGTCGCCTTCGCGTTCGAGGAGGACGTGTCCGGTGCGGCCTTCCCTGTTTTTGGCGACGTGGATGTCGGCTCGGGTCCAGTCGGTGACGCCGTTTTCGTGGGGGCAGGAGAGGAGGAGGACGACGTTTGCGTCCTGCTCGATGTTGCCGCTCTCTCGGAGGTGGGAGAGCTGGAGTTCGCCTCCGGGGGCCTGTTCGGCTTGGCGGCCGAGCTGGGCGATGGCGAAGATGGGGATTTGGAGGTCTTTAGCGAGGTTCTTGAGGGAGCGCGTGTATTCGCCGATGAGCTCCCAGCGTGCGCGGCGGTCGCCGGGGGCGGCGTTGATGAGGCCGATGTAGTCGATGAATGCGGCGGTGAGGCCGTGTTGGCGGTGGAGGAGGCGTGTGGTGGCTACGAAGTCTCCGATGGTGAGGTTGGCTCGGTCGTCGAAGTGGATGGGGAGTTGGCGGAGGTGGGGGGCGGCTGCGGTCATGCGGGCTTGTTCGTCGGGGGTGGGGTGGCGGCGGCGGGTTACTGCGTCGCCGGGGACGTTGGCGATGTTTGCCATGATGCGTGACCAGAGTTCGCGGCCGCCCATTTCGAGGCTGGCGAAGTAGACGTGTCCGGTGTCGGCGAGCTCGGTGGCGGCCTGGAGGGCGCAGAGCGTTTTTCCAACGCCCGGTCGGGCGGCGAGGACGTAGAGGCCGCCTGGTTTCCATCCTCCGATGATGTGATTGAGGTCGGGCCAGGGGGTGGGGGTGAAGGGTGTTGCCTTGGTGGTGAAGTCGGTGATTTGGGTGAGGCAGGTGTCGTTGTTGACGAGGGTGGTGGAGCCGGTGCTGACTTGGTTGAGGAGTTCGCGGATGCTGGTTTCTGCGTCGCTGGGGTCTCCGCCGGCTTCGATGATTTGGAGGCCGCGGGTGCAGGCGTCTGCGAGGCGGCGGCGGGCCGTGTCGTCGATGAGTTTGTTTGCGTAGACGCCGGCGAGCCCTCGGTGGGAGACGAGGGTGAGGTCCATGATGTCGAGGAGGTAGTCGGGGGTGACGTGGGCCTCGGTGATGGAAGGAAGCTTGTCGAAGATGAGCTCCCGAGTGATTCCTTGGCCGGGGTTTTTGGCCTTGTGGTCTTCGATGAGGCGCCAGATGGCGGCGTTGCGGGTGTCGGCGAAGTGGTGGGGGTGGATGTTGTCGAGGTCGAGGAGGACTGTGGGGTCGCCGCTGAGGGCGAGGTCGATGATAGTGGTTTCGGTGTTCATGCGTTGTTTGGGGTGTTGGGGGGGGCAGCTGGGTTGCTGCCCCCCCAGGGTGGTTATGGAGCGTCGTAGGTGCTGGAGGGCGGAACCATTTCGATCGTCGCCGCGACTTGGTTGTCGTCTCCGATCTCCCCGAACGCGATCTTCGGCACTAGCGGGTCATTCGTGCTCATCTGCCGCCTTCTTGGGGGTGTGAGTGAGTAGCTTCTGGATGACTTCGTATTGGAATCTGGTGAGCTTGACGCCCATGAATGCGTGTCGCAGGGCTACGAGTTCTCCAGTGGGGACTGCTGTGCAGGGGCGTGATGCGGCGATTTTCTCGTCTGGGTAGCCTTCGTAGATGTACTGCCCTGCGCGGGGGCCATCAAGGAGGTAGTAGCCGTGTTCTGGGGTGTTTACGTCAACTAGTGTGGCGGTCGTGTCACTGATGTCAGTGTCTCCGCATGTACCTTTGTCGATGCGGATGAGTGGGGCGGTCGGCCAGGTGCTCATGAGTTAGCCTTTGGTGATGTGGTTGGCGATACGGATGATGTCGATCAGGAGCCAGAGTTTCAATTCCGTGTTATCCGAGTAGAGGATTTTGTTGATGGCGCTGATTGCTTCCTTGTGGGGTACTGGCGTGTGCCCGTTGAGTTCTGTTAACTCTGCTGCTGTGCGTTTGGAGGCAATGAAGATGGTTCGTGCGTCGCGGGCTGAGTGTTCGGAGATGCAGTAGGCGAGGATGATTGCTGCCCCTGCGTATCCCGCGAGTGCAGAGAAGGCGGATTCAAGGCTGGTGCACTCTTGCTTGATGGATGTGTTGAGGAGTGGGAAGGCTGCTTCGGAATCTACGTTTGCATGATCGTTGGAGAAGAGTGACTGCCAGTTGTTGGGGCCGGCTGTGGTGGCGATGATGGATTGGCGTGGGGTGAGCATTGGTGTTCCTTTCTGCTTAGCCTGCGATGCGCTGGCGGGTTGTGGCGATGGTGGCGCAGGCGGCTTCGTAGGCGAGGTTTGTGAATGTTCGCTCGCGTTCAGAGTTCAGGTAGGCGTTGTTCTGAGGTGAGATTTTGTTGGGCCACCATTCCATCAGGTTGCCTGTGGCGACGCAGAGGGATTGGATTCGGTCGGCTGGGTCTACGTCTTGGTCCAGCTTATTGAGGGGGTACTGATTGAGATTCCAGAACCAGAGTGCGCCGTCGGTGACGATGAGCTCGATTGCGTTTTCAGTAGCGTAGCCGAGGTTCTCGAGTTCGGTGATGCAGATGTTGATGATGTTTGTGGCGTTGTGCTTGATGCTATCTGCTGTGATGATCTTGTTGGCCGGGTCGGCCTGTTTGGCGACGACTGCAATCTCCCAGCAGAGGTCGCTTATGTTGCCTGTGAGGGTGATAAGTTTATCTGTGGGGGTGTCGCTGCTGTACCAGGTCGGCAGCCCTGCCTTACTGGCTTCGCGCAGAACGCTGATGAAGGTGTCGATGCGACTAGTGGTGTCCATGGTTGGTTCCTTTCGGTTGTGCTGATGACTGGAGTGTAGACAGGGTTGGACGTGGCTGTCAAGCCCTGCCGCAGAATCGGCCTTCCCGACCGTGCCGATGGGGTGCGCCAGAAGCACCCCATCGGCGATCCTGGCAATACTTAGGACATCACTCATCCGCGCCCGGTGTGGCGGTCCAGGTACGTCTGCCACTCATCCCACCCCGTGTCGCCGGGGAGGCCCATGATGGGCTTCCAGAAGTTCACGTATGGGCGCGGGTCGATGCCGTGCTCTTCACAGGCGTACCAGAAGTCTTCCTTGGCGACTGCCTTGCCGGTGTTGGGGTTGATGGCCGGTGCGGCCTGACTGAGGCTAGGGGGATCGAGCTCGTCCTCCCAGCTGCCTGCGCGCAGCCATGTGGCGGGGTAGGGGATGTACTGAGGCTCGGTCCCCTTGGCCTTCCATGCGGCCTTCTGGCGCTGGAGGCCGTCGAGGAGTTCCTTGGGGGTTACTCCGCGCTTCAGGGCTGCGCGGTACGCCTTCTCGGCGTCGAGCTTCTTGACCTTCTTGGGGTACTGCTTCCACCAGTCGTCGAAGCCGTCTGCGGGCTTCTTGGCGGGCTTCTCGACAGCCGTGGGCGTGGGCGCCGGTGCAGGGGTGGGATCTTCGATCTCGATGGGGAGCAGGCAGTCGTCCTCGATGGAGGTGGGGGCTGTATGCGTGGCGTCACCAATGAGGTAGGGCTTCTCGGCTGGGAGGACGAACTCGGGGTGCTCAGTAGTGGCGACATTCGGGCCGACCTGGTGCTTCTCGCAGTACTCCCACCCCTCATCCGTGAGTCGAGCTCCGACAGAGCTCTTCTGCCTGTCTGGGCGCTTCATCCAGTCGGGGTGATAGTTGGGGGAGATAGGTGCGGTCCACTCGTAGACGTTGTGGCACCAGCGAGCTCCGGGCTTGCGCTCCTTGTAGACGCGGATCACTTTGGCTTCGACCAGTTCGTCGATGGCATACCGGACGGCGCGCTCTTTGAGGTCGGTGTCTTCGGCAAGAGTGTTGAGCCCGGGCCAGCAGACGGGGCGCCCGGGCCAGTCGTCGTTCCTGTCGTTCATGCGGGCTGAGAGCACTAGGGCTAGGACTTTAGTGCTGGGTTTCAGGCCGCGGAGTGCGGCGGCTTCCGATTCGTAGTTGCGCATGATATGATTACTCCTGTGTTCTCTAGGGGGCGCCAGTCTAGCATGAGCTGGCGCCCCCGCTCTTTTACTCGGTGACGCCGAAGGCGCGGGCTGCCTGGCGGCACTCTTCGTTTGCTTCGACCAGCAGTCGCCGGCATTCGCGATCATCCGCCTCGCGTGCGGCGGATACGTAACGCTCCTCCATCTCCTTCGGCCATTCCTCATTGGCGCAGGTGGCAGCATACTCGAAGCCGGCTATGACGGCCTTAGCGAGGTCGGGGTGCTTCGCCTGGAAGGTCACCTCGTAGGTGGACCCCTTGCCTCGCGTGGAGATGAGCCCGTACTGGATGAGCTTTGAGTTCCGACGCGTCCCAACGCCAGCTGTGACGGATAGGTTGGAGGAGATGCGGGCCGACACTCCTGTGATGAGGTCTCCGTCCCATACTGGCTTGTAGGTGCAGCCTTCACGCTTGCCGGAACGCGAGTTGCGCAGTGGTGCGACTAATGCTGCCCAGTAGAGGTTCTCGTACTGCGTGGAGAGGTTCGAGAGGGCCACCCAGGGGACGATGGGGTAGTCGTTGCCTTGCAGCTGGAGGTCGAAGTGCCGACTGTTCCTGAAGGTGTCGCCGACCTGGTAGGTGAGTCCTTTGAGGATGAGGGGTGTGGCGGGTGTGGCGATTGGGCGCGAGATGACTGAGCGGAGTGGGCTGTTGTGTCTCATGAGAACATCTTAACCCCAAAAGCCCATGGCGTCAAGCCCTCCTCTTCGTGGTGCACGAGAGTGCAAACATCTCTGCACGAGAGTGCAAACATCTCTGCACGAGAGTGCAAACATCTCTGCACGAGAGTGCCAACTAACCCCTTAAGTAGAACCCTCTAAGAGAACTCTTAGTCGCGCGTGCGCGCGAATCCGCTATCTTCGCTTCGCTCCGACCGTCGGACCGTTGGTCCTTGGTCGTCGCCCTGGCCTGTGGTCCAGTTGGTCCACGAGGGCATGGAGGAAGAGATGATCCTTGGACTACCTCTCCAGCCATCCTTGGTTGGCGCTTGGTTGCCTGGTCGTCTCTGAACGTTCTGAGACACCTTCCCTCCCGTAGCGATCCTCTGGTGAGCTTCGAGGATCAACTCCCTGACTACTCATCCCGTCCTTGCCTTCCTTGCTGTACCGAGACGGAACGTGACTTCCTCTCCTTCCTTGCTCTAGTGCCAGGCAATGGGTTGGGTTGTGGTTACGTTGGGTTGATCGTCTCTAGTTGGTCAACACTCACCAGAGAGAACTGCGCCGCGGCGGCGGGGGTCCGGGCGGCCCGGGAAGGCCACTGGGAGGCTCGTGGGTGGCCTAACGGGGGCGAGTGTGTGTGCTGACCTGGGTGGGGTCGCGAAGGGCGCCCAGATTGGCTCCTGTGGCCTCGGGGGTGAACTGTCCGGAGATTCCGGCGGGTTGCGCTCGCCCCGTCGCCGCATGTATGCTGGTCGTGCTGATAGAGGCCCGCCGGATGGGTCGGAGTGAAGTTTCCTTTCCTTCTCCGTATGCCCGGCGGGCCTCGCCTTTACCTAGAGCCCCTTGCTGTGGTAGACTGTGCTGGTCAGCCAACGAAAGGAAGCCTAATGGCCTCGAAGACCAAAGAGCGGACGTTCCCGAAGTGCACACACTGCGGCGAGCCGTACCGGCCCCCGCGCACCACGGCGAAGGAGTACCCAGGCACTAAGCCCTACGGCGGACGAGGAACCTGCAACCCCTGCTACCGAGAGCTCCTGCGGGGATACGCTCCCAAGGCACTCATCGACTGGACCGTCGAGCATAAGTGCTCGTCGTGCGGGCAGAAGATGCGCCCCCCGCGGAGCTCCGTGAAGGACTGGCCGGGTACGCGCCTCTACTCAGGGCAGGGGAAGTGCTCCACGTGCGTGAAGGAGGACCGGAAGGTCTATCCGACGGTCAGGGAGCTGGCTGAGATGGGTCACCCGTGCATTGAGCCCTGTCCCCTCCCGTCCTCTAAGCGATCCAACATCTGGTGAAAGGAGCACCCATGCTGTATCTGCTCGTCTATGGTGACAAGGCGTCCCCTGAGGTTGATGTGATCCTCTGCGACGCTCATCCTGAGCGCACGAATGATGGCACCCTGATCTTCCGGAATGAGGGTCAGCGTGACATGTACGTCTACCCGGGTGATTACCTGTCGATCCAGCATGCTTACTTCGGCGGGAAGGACGCTAAGCCGTCGTTCCTGTTTGATATCCGTGAGGGCTCCCCTTCGAATGAGGGTGTGTCCATGACCTACCCGGGGGATGTGCGATGAGCGCTGTGGAGAGGGCTGCGTCGGTACATGAGAAGGTGGCGCTGGCGGCCATGGATTGTGCTGCGGATGAGCTGCGTGATTCCCTGAATGATGCTGACCAGTGTGGTGCGTGGGATGTTCCGGCCCATAGGCGTGACGCTAAGCAGGATGAGGCGGTCATTCGTGTCCAGGAGGCTCGGGAGGCTCTAGAGGGGCAGTTGGAGATGTTCGTGGATGATCGGTATGGGTTTGATTCTTGTGTCTCTCTGGGGGTGCTGTGATGAGTGACAGCACCTCCATGACAGCCGTAGACGCCTTCAAGGCGAAGCTGCCCCTCCTTAAGGAGACGTGGATGGAGCTGCAGGACTGCGAATCACTGGAGGGCGGTGACCCGTTCATCGATCACGCGTGGAACGCGTACCTGTCTGCCCGCATTGACGTCGAGAACGCGCTCACTGACCTCGTGCAGGAGTTGGGTGGCTTCTACGTCCTAGCTCAGATTTCGAATGTGCATGTAGATGGCGTGGAGTAGGCAGTCCAGGCGCCGTAAGGAGCTCCCTAAGGACTGGGAGAAGATCAGGCGCACGGTCCTCAAAAGGGACGGCGGCCTATGTGTGTTCTGTGGCGCTAGGGCGAATCAGGTGGACCATATCTTCCCTGATGGCCCGCATGTCCCAGACAATCTGAGGAGCCTCTGCCAGCACTGCCACATGGCTAGGACACAGCAGCAGTCCGTCGAAGCAAGAAAGCGCCGCTACAATGGACGCAATAAGACTCGCGGCCCAAGGCCAAAGAGTAAGCACCCCGGATACCTGTAGGAGAGTCGACGATGGGAGTTAAGGGACCGGTCCCGAAGCGCAGCACGGAAGGTCACCGCACCACGCAGGCGAGGAAGCTCGATGGTGGCGTGGAGCCCGTGAACGTGGTCGCCGAGCAGGTCAAGCCCCCGAAGCCTGACCCCGGCTGGCATCCGATCGCGAAGAAGCTGTGGAAGGCCGTAGAGAAGTCCACCTTCACTCGCTACTACGAGCCCTCCGACTGGATCGTCCTCTACTCCACCTGTGACGACTTGTCGAACTACAAGATGCAGGATCGGCGCTCCCCTACGATGCTGGCGGCCGTGAACACGATGCTCACCAGTCTCCTCCTCACCGAGGGAGATCGGCGGCGCGTGCAGATCGAGATTAACCGCGTGGACGAGTCTGAGGCCGAGTCTGCTGGCGTGGTTGCTCTCCAGGCTTGGGCGAAGGCTCGGGCCGCGAAGTGACCGAGACGCTCCCCGCACCCCGGGAGCGAACCGACACGCTCCCCCTCGAGCTTCCTGAGCGGACGCTCGGGTATCACGCTGCCGCCTGGATGGTGGATAACCTTGTGCAGCCGAACGGCCCGCGCGCGGGTCAGCCATTCATCCCGACGGACCGGCAGATCGAGTTCCTTGCTCACTTCTACGCCCTGAATCATAAGGGTTCCTTTGTGTATAGGCAGGGAATTAGAAGGTTAAGCAAGGGATCAGGCAAAGCTGTAAGCTTGCTCACACCTATTCTCACCCCTGACGGATGGCGGAAGTTCGGCGACATTCGCCCTGGTGACTACGTGTTCCATCCCTCCGGTAAGCCCACCATGGTCACGAAGACTCATCCCATCGACCAGTGGGACACGTGGGAGGTCGAGCTCTCAGACGGGACCGTGGAGACCTTCACCGGCGAGCACCTGTTCACCGTTGAGGAGTTCGTCGGGAAGTCGAAGCGAGTTCGTCGCACCCTTAACGTGCGCACCATGGCGCGCGAGGGGCTCGTCTTTGATCGCCCGCTAACGAAGGGTTCAACGAAGGCCACCAAGGCGGGCGTTGGCAAGTTTGCCCTCCCCGAGACCGAGCCCCTGGAGTTCCCTGAGCGAGACCTGCCCGTCGACCCATGGGTGCTCGGCTACTGGCTCGGCGATGGCACTACGGGGCATGGAGAAGCTACCGCGGACGTGGACGACATTCCTCACGTCCGCGAGCGCCTGCGTGCAGCCGGATATGACATTGGTGGCATTTGGGAGAAGAAGGAAGGTGGTCGTGGCCGTAAGTTCAGCATCCTTGGCCTCATTGGGGACCTTCGGAATGCTGGGGTGCTGAACGAAAAGCACATCCCGGACGCCTACCTGTACTCCTCTGTGGAGCAGCGTCGCGCCCTGATTCAGGGCCTCATGGATTCCGATGGCTATGTAGATAAGAAGGGCTCTGCCGAGTACTGCCAGGTGCGCAAGCAGATCGCCGATGGCATGGCGTTCCTCCTGCGCTCAATGGGCGTGAAGGTTAACGTGCGAGAGTCGGAGGCGAAGCTCTATGGACGCGTTACGGGCCCTCGCTACAGGCTGACGTTCAAGCCCTACAAGCACCAGAACCTCGTGACCCTGCCTCGCCGTGCGGAGCGTGTGCAGGAGCAGCGTAGGAAGCCTATCCCGCGCGTCATTAAGGATGTGCGTAGGGTTGCCCCGGTGGATGCTCGCTGCATCACTGTGGCGGCCGAGGATGGGCTGTATCTGGTGGGGGAGACGATGGTGGTGACCCATAACTCCCCGTTCGCTGCTGCGCTCTGCCTGTTTGAGCTTCTCGGACCTTGCCGGTTCGACGGCTTCGATCGCCACGAGCCGTTCGGGGTGCGCGCGAAGCCCATGAGCATGCCGCTCGTGCAGATCGTCGCTACATCGGAGGCTCAAACCCAGAATACCATCCGCATGGTCAGGGCGTTCTGTCAGAAGAAGGGGTCGCTCGCCCGCAAGTACGACCTCGAGGTGGCGAAGACGTTCATTGAGACTCCGGGCGGGGGGAAGCTCCAGCAGATGACGTCCTCCGCTCACTCGATGGAGGGCGGTGAGGTGTCCTTCGTTGTGGGCGATGAGCTTGAGCACTGGCTCCCTGCGCAGGGCGGGCCGGCCATGTTGCAGACGATCCAGCAGAACGCCGCGAAGATGGGTGGCCGGTTCATGGGTACCTGCAATGCGTGGGTGCCGGGCGAGCAGTCCTCGGCTGAGGCGATCTTCGAGGCGTGGTGCGATCAGGAGGATGGTCTCACACGCGGCAAGACGAAGGTCCTCTATGATGCCCGCATCGCGCCCCCGAATACGGTCCTGACGGACGAGCCAGAGGAGGGGCAGGTTGGCCTCACGGAGGCCCTGGAGTACGTGTATGAGGATTGCCCGTGGGTGAATCTGGAGTCCATCAAGGAGCAGATTTGGTCCCCCGAGTACCCTGAGTCGCGCTCCATTCGCTTCTTCCTTAACCGCCCGAACGCGGCCGAGGCGTCCTGGATCACCTTGGAGGAGTGGACGCAGCTGCGTAAGCCGGACCGTAAGGTGGAGCCTGGGGAGCGGATCGTCATGTTCTTCGACGGCTCCAAGTCGAACGACCACACTGCCCTCGTGGGGTGTTGCATGGAGGATGGGCACATCTTCAAGATCGGGCACTGGAAGCCCGAGAAGCCCCTCGGTGTGGTGAATGTGGCTGCGGTGGATGCCGGGGTGCGGAAGGCGTTCGACACGTACAATGTGGTTGCGTTCTGGGCTGATGTGCGTGAGTGGGAGTCGTTTACGCGCACGGCTTGGCCTGAGGACTTCGGGGATCGCCTGATCGTTCCTGCGGTGCGTGGCGGCATGTCTGCGTCCCCGATCGCGTGGGATATGCGGTCGCACGCGTATCAGTTCGCTGAGGCGGCTGAGACGGCGTTCACGGAGATTCAGCAGCAGACGTTCACCCATGACGGTGACTCGGCCTTGGGTGAGCATGTGTCGAACTGTCGCGTGAATGAGTTCAAGGGGCGCTGGTCGGTGAAGAAGGAGTCCCCTAAGTCGTCTAAGAAGATTGACCTCGCTGTGTGCATGATCGGCGCTAGAATGCTGTATAGGCATGTGAAGAACTCGAAGGAGTGGGCGGACCTGACTGCTCCTCGAGGTGAGTGGAAGGTGCTCATGTGAGCTTCCAGAAGATGGTCTCTAAGTTCGCATCCGGCGCCTATCGCCCCATCACCTATGAGGGCTACTACGAGGGGAAGCGGCGCCTAGACGCGGTGGGTATCAGCCTGCCAGCGAAGGCGCGCGTCCTGGAGATTCAGGCCCCGTTCGCCAAGATGGCCGTGGATGTCCTCACCGAGATTCTCATCCCGGACGGGTATCGTGTCGCGGATGATGACAAGATGGGCGTGGTTGAGCTGCTGCGGAAGACGTGGCAGGCGAACGACATGGACTCCCAGTTCAACCTGGCCGCCGCTGAGGCTATTAGCGCCGGCGCCGCATACTGGGTGATCGCGCCCCCGGATGACGAGCACGAGTTCGCGTCCATTCGGGCCGTGGATGCGAAGCACGCCCGCGTGCGCATCAACTTCCGCGGCGAGGTCGTGGAGGGTGTTGTCCTCTACCGGCGCGACGACGGGAACGTGGGGGCCACCTACTACACGCCCGGCGGCGTGGAGTTCTACGTGAAGGGCAAGTACGACTGGAAGAGTGTCGGACAGGGGCGTCAGGACCAGTGGGGGGCGTCCATCGTCCCCATGTTCAACCGTGCTCGCCTGTCTGACAAGTATGGGCGCTCTGACCTGCGCGAGCTCACCTCGGTCATTGACGCCGCATCTAGGACGCTCACGAACCTCCAGGTGGCGCAGGAGGTCGCTTCCTCCCCCATGCGCGCCGTGGTTGGTGACGGTGCGGCCGAGATGCTTGCCCAGCACCCAGACAAGATGCAGGCATACATGGGTAACCTGATCGCCATCCCGTCCGGTGGTGACGTGAAGCAGCTTACCGGCATGGCGTTGGACCCGTTCATCAACACGTACCGTTCCTACGCGCTCCAACTGTCCGCCATGACGGGTATCCCCCCGTCGATGATGGGTGTGTCCTCCGACAACAACCCAACCAGCGCTGAGGCCCTGCGCGTGGCGAAGGACCGCCTCATAGCCCGCGCCGAGAACAAGCAGCGCCAGTTCAGTGACGCCCTGGAGCGCGTTGGTCGCATCGTCGCACAGGCGAACGGCATGTCACTGGAGGGGCTAGAGGCCCTTGAGGTGACGTGGCGCGACGCCGCCGCACCCTCAACCTCCGCGCAGATGGCTAACGCCCTCCAGGCCCACAGTCAGGGCATCATCGGTGATGAGACGGCCCGCGAGTTCCTTCACCTCACCCCGGAGCAGCTGCGCCGCGAGAAGGCCCGTGGAGACAAGATGGACGCCGATGCTGGCCTGGATATGCCTGAGGCACCTGAGGCTCCCGAGGATGCCGAGGAGGCCCCTAAGAGTGAGTGAGGCCCTCTTCTACGGCATCCTCCGCAGTATCGTCATGCTGTTCAGGCGCCGCGCCGAGGATGCACTCAAGGCGTTCGACGGCCTCCCCGAGCCACCCCCGGTGGAGCACGTGGGGGACCTGTTGACTCCGCTCATGTGGCAGGCCAGGAAGCAGGCATGGGCTGCGGCTGCCCTGTTCCTGCGTGGGCAGGCCCGTAAGGCTGGGGCGCCTGAGTCGTGGATTCCTCCGCAGCCCGGGTACTCGCCGAAGACGATCGCTCGCACGATTCGCGACACTCAGGGGGCGTTGTCGTCACCTGAGGGGATGAGGCGCCTGGAGCGCACCCTGGAGGGGCATGTGCTGGCTGCTGCGCGCCGAACGGTGGCTGACGCGGTGGATACTGCTCCGTCCTCGATTGAGCTCGTTGAGGGGGCCCTGGATGATCTGGCGAAGGACCTTGAGGAGTTCTCTGAGAATGCCCAGAAGGCGATCGTTGAGGATGTCGAGAAGGTTGAGTCCCGCCGCCGCCCGCCCATGAGCCTGGACGAGGCTTTCGAGAAGGTCGCCGACAGGGTGGAGGAGGCTGTTCGTACCCTCGATGAGGAGGAGCTCGTCAAGGAGCGCCATCGCAGCATGAAGGTGTTCTCGGATGTGCCGGACAAGTATCGCCGCAATTCCCGTGGCGAGTTGATTGCTCGCCCGTTCGCTTTTGCTCGCGTGTGTCACCCGAACAAGAATGGGCCATGTGGTTTCTGCGCGATGCTCGCCTCTCGCGGCCCGGTTTACAAGTCGTCGGAGTCGGCAGGTATTAGGGCTGACAGGTACCACGATCACTGTTTCTGTACGTGTACTCCGGTTTTTACCTCCAAGCACTGGGAAGGGAAGGATCAGCAGGTCGCGTTCGAACGTGTGTACAATGAGGTTGTGCGCGACCAAGACCTCCATGACGTGGATGCGCGCCGAGCAATGGACAAGTACTTCCGGGAGAAGCTGAAGGAGCGCAAATGAACGGCACCCCCGCGCCTGAGCCCCCCGTCGTTGAAGAGACTGACGGACCTATCTCAACCACTGACTACCCTATCGAGCCCGCCGAGGAGGCCCCCAATGAGGCTCCTGCGAAGGACGAGAAGGCTCCTGCGGAGGAAGCGCCGAAGGATGATGAGGAGACTCATTCGGATGAGGTGAGTGAGCTGCGCGCCCAGTTGGCCGCCCTCACCGAGAAGCTCGAAGCCAAGGAGGCCGCCGAGCGTACCGCTGCTGAGCTCTCCGAGAAGGAGGCCCTCCTCTCGAAGGCCAACATTCCGGCCCGCTTCGCCTCATTCCTCACCGGCGACAAAGACTCGTGGCAGGAGCAGGTAGACGCCCTCGCCACGCTGCGCGAGCAGGCAGACGCTACGCCCGCGCCTTCAGTCCCCCGCGACCCTGCGGTGGATGCAGACCTTGAGACCGAGGATGACGGCCTGAGCGAGGCGCTCGGGTTCTTCGGCCTCGCAGACCAGTAAGGAGGGCTAATGCCTGCACCTGCGTACAACCCCGACAACGAAGCCAAGATCGAGACAGTATCCAAGATTCTCGGCGCTAACGCCGGGAATGAGGCCGCGTTTCCCAAGACCGTCGTAAAGGGCATCTGGGACAACGCCATGAACGGCTCTGTTGTCCAGTCTCTTGCCGGTAGTGTTCCGGTCTCCATCAACGGTACCGCTATCCCGATCCCGGTCGGCCAGCCCACCGCTGGTATCGTGCAGGAGGGTGGCCTGAAGCCGGTCGCTACCCTGTCCAGCAAGGTCAAGACCGTTACCCCGGTCAAGGCCGCTGTGATGATCCTCTACTCGGAGGAGACCGCCAAGGCTGACCCGCTCGGCGAGTACTCGCGCATCCAGCGCGCCCTGGGTGAGGCCATTGCTCGCGCCATCGACACCGCCGTCATCCACGGCATCGACGCGAACACCGGCACCGCCATCACCGGCAAGGAGGCCCTGACCTCCACCACGAAGGTGCAGGAGCTCGACCTGGCTTCCACCGCTACCGGCTACTTCACCAAGCAGCTGTCCGCCGCCTACGACAAGGTTGTGCTGGACGACGCCGATGAGGCCGAGTTCGGTTTCGACCACTTCCTCCTGGCCCCGAAGTTCCGCTCGAACCTGGTGAACGCCCTGGATGCCCAGGGTCGCCCGCTCTACCAGCAGGCCCCCGACATCACCGCGAAGTTCGGTACCGTCCTGGGTGTCCCGGCCACCTACTCTCGTGCCGTCTCCGGCTACGAGAAGGCCAAGGTTCCCGCCGCTAAGCTTCTCGGCATTGGAGGCGACTTCAAGGACGCCCTGCGGCTCGGCTTCGTTGAGACCATCACCTACCGCAAGGCGACTGAGCGCGCCGGTGGTGTTGACCTCTTCGACCGCAACATGGGCGCGATCCTCGCTGAGGCCCAGTTCGGCTGGGTCCTGCGTGACCCGCGCGCGTTCGTGAAGATCACCAGCAAGTGACCCGGGTGGTGGCCGTCGGCATTTTGGTTGGCGGCCACCCCGTGGCCAGAGTTCCTGAGGAGGTGGAGAAGTGACGGTAGCAACACTGGATGATGTTCAGGGGTCGCTTATGCGGTACCTGGAGGATGACGAGAAGGTCTGGGTGCAGGCTCTTCTGGATAGGGCTGAGGCCCTGATCCTGTCGCGTATGCCCGATGCTGTGAACCGGTGTCGCGTTGACTACAGCTTCTCTGTCATCATGCGGATGGTGGAGGCCGAGTCGGTCTCACGCGTCCTCAGGGCCCCTGGCGGCGGACTCTACAAGTATGAGACCGAGGGTACGTACACGTACTCGGTGAATCAGGCTGTCGCGTCCGGCATCCTGGAGATCACCGATCGTGACTGGCGGGCCCTACAGTCTGGCACCTCCGGTTGGGGTGTGGCTGGGGCCGAGATGGACGGGTACGCGCGGCGTACGCACCTCCTGGGCGCCCTGGAAGGTCCTCTGACGGTTGACCCCACGTACCTGCGCGGCCCCTCGGCCCTGGACTTCGCCGGGGATCACCCCGTGTATGACGAGGATGAGGTGACACTGTGGTAGGGTTCCGGCCCCGTCGTGGGCGCTACCTTGAGAATGGCCCCCACGTCGTGGAGGTGACGCTCGCTGTCGTTAAGGAGGGGCGCACCGGCCGCCGGTTCGAGCGAGGGGAGACCTTCACCATCGACAAGGTGCTCGTGCAGCCGTCCGCCGGTAACGCCCTGAAGGCTACCGAGAACCGCGTCATCCGCGGCGACCTCACGGATGAGACCACCTTGAAGGTCTTCGGCACCGGCAGGAAGTGGCCGGGCGGCCCACACTCGTGGGTGAAGATCATCAAGGGCCCCGAGTCCCTGGTCGGTAAGACGTTCCAGCAGGCGGGCGAGCCGCTCACCTACGATGCGTCCCCAATGACTCGCCACTGGTCGGTGCGTTGCGACACACTCGGAACGGAGTCGAAGTGATTGAGGCATACGACACCGAGGACGTGCACGAGGACATCGCCGCTGTCGTGGCTCGCCAGCCCGAGTTCGCTGCGGCCGCCGCGAAGGTGTTCGCCGAGGTTGAGGCAGCTGCAGCAGCACACATCCAGTCCGGCGAGTATGTTGCGTCATTCAGCCTAGAGCAGGGGAAGGTGGACTGGTCCATCTCCCCGTCTACAGACCATGATGCGGCCATGGAGTTCGGCCACTACGTGTATCAGGATGCTCAGGGGCGCCGATCGGGGCGCGAGGGCGCTAGGCATAGGACCTGGGTTCCGGGTTTCAATGTCATGCGTGGCGTCGTACACGCGAACGGGGGGTTCTAGTGGCATTCGTCGCTCCCCTCCCGTTCATCTACCGGTACGTTCAGGATGCCGCCGCCGCCGGCGCCGCTGAGTGGCCGATCCTCTCCCGGATCGTGTGGCGCACGCACGGTGACGTGGATGACCCAATGAACGAGCTCGTGTGCCGCGTCCAGATGACCATCTCCCGCATTCACCCGTCTGGGCCGACGTTCGCGGCAACCCAGATCAGGGCACGCCTGTACATGACTGGCCCGGACGGGGATGAGGTGTCCGACGCGAGTGACGCACTCGTGCAGGCCATCGAGAAAGCTTGGAGGTCAGGAATGGTGACCTCCGAAGGGTGGGCCACTTACCTCGAGTGGACCCAGCTGCCCACGCCGGAAACGGACATGGGCTCAACCGCCGACTACATCAACATGGTTTCGTCCCTTCAGGTGACGGCCAGGAAGGGAGCCTGATGGCTAACCTCGGAAACAGCAAGATTCAGATCGCGGGCCGTGGGCACGTCTACTACGCCGTGAATGACACTGAGGCGCCCAACCTTGACGGGTACGTGTTCGGTGATGGCACCACCCTGGAGGCTAATGGGTGGACCTGGCTTGGTGACACCTCCTCGGAGAACCTCATCGAGTTCGAGTCCGATGGTGGCGACACTTCTACGAAGCGCACCTGGGACCGTCAGGGTGTCCGCTCCACCCGTGAGGACGTCACCAACAAGGTCACCATTAACGCCGTCAACCTTGGCGAGGACGTCATGAAGGTGGCGTTCCCCGGCTCCACCTATGACGCCGCGAAGCGTGCCTGGGACATTGAGCTCGACGCCTCCAGTGAGCGCGCCATCCTCGTTGTCGTCGAGGACGGGCGTATCGTCTCCGGCTACCTGTTCCGTCGCGTCTCCCTGGCTGGCAACATGCCGTCCCTGTCTCTGGACAACTTCACCGAGGTCAAGATCGCAGGCACGCTCCTGTCCCCCAACTCGGGTAAGACTCGCGTCCAGATGCTCGAGCCTCGCACCGTCACCGGTATCGGTACCGCGAAGCCGACCATCGCTACCCTGACTCCCGCCTCCGGCGCGGTCGGCGCGAAGGTCGTCATCGCTGGAGCCAACTTCGATGGTGTCCGGGAGGTGAAGTTCGGCGACAAGGTGGCCTCCTTCGAGAAGGACTCCGCCACCCAGATCACCACCTACGTTCCTCGCGGCCTGAACGCTGGCGCTACGAACGTGGTCGTCACGAACAACGTTGCCGCCTCCGACGGCAAGCAGTTCACCGTCAACTGACGGCCGATATACTAGGGGCGCCGCCATGTAGGGGTGTGTGGCGGCGCCCCTTCCAACACCCCGAACACCCCACTGGAAGGAAACTCGCATGGCCACCAAGAAGGCAGACAAGCTTCCCGAGTTCGCATCCCTCGATGGGCATGAGCTCCTCGTCTCCCCCCACGCCCTGCGCCCCTCAAAGCGCATGCGCCTCACCTCTGTTCTCGAGCCCTTCATGGGCGACGATACGGAGTCTGTGAACCTGCTGGCTGTCCTCGCTGACGTCATGGAGGCCCTCGAGGAGGGCGGCTTCATCAAGGACCTCGACACCTGGGACAAGTTCTATGACGACTCCAACATGGAGGACATCATCAACCTGGTCATGGCGTACGCGGGGGAAGCCGCAGGCGCCAAGAGCTAGACGAGTTCTTCGAGAGGCACCCGGAGGCTGCCGCTGACTTCTGGGCACTTTACCGGATCGACGTCCACGGCGACTATCGGGTGTCTCTCGTGACTCAGCTTCTTGAGCGCCTACCGCATGAGCCATGGAGCATGTATAGGGCGAACGAACTGGGTGGAGACCAGTGGTTCGGTTACTCACATGACTCTGAGAGGTTGAATGAGGCCCTGGATAGGTTGGCGCTACTGATTAAGGCGTCCGCTACCAATAAGGCGTCACTGAATGACTCGGAGATGATGCCGAGGCCCACGAAGGGTAATTCGGGGTCGGTGGTATCATCGAGTGACACGGCTGGGGTTTCTGCCCTGTTTGCTGCTCTGGGGTGAGGAAGGTTAGGGATGGCCGGTAAGGGAACAGTTGGTAAGCTTTCCGTCAAGGTCATCCCTGACCTTTCTGACTTCGCCAAGAAGCTTCGCCGCGACCTAAAGCGAATCCAGAAGCAGGTCAAGGACCTTGATATCACCTTCAATGCGGAGGTGAAGCTCGACAAGGAGTCCCTTAAGAAGGCCCGCGAGGAGGCCGCTAAGTCGGACGTCCGCTTCAAGGCTGAGGTGGACCTTAAGTCGGGCCAGCTGGAGGCTCTTCGGAAGAAGATTCAGCAGATCAAGTCCGAGGTGAAGGTTAACGCCAATCTCTCTGAGGAGCAGAAGAAGAAGCTTGAGGAGAGGCTCGACAATATCCGCACGGCGGTCACCCTGTCTACGCGCCCTGGCGACCTGGCTAAGCTGAAGCGGGATGTTGAGCGAGCCGCCGGTGACGTTAAGGCTGGCCTGACGGTGAACGAGAGGTCGTTCCGCCAGTTCCAGGCCCGCCTGAACAAGCTGAAGGCCGACGTGCCTATCGGCGTGAAGCTCGACCCTGGCGCCACTGCGGAGCTGCGGAAGCGCATTGAGGCCCTCAAGGCCGATGTGGATGTGCACGCGAAGCTCTCCGAGGAGCAGAAGAAGAAGATCAAGCACGAACTCAGCAAGCTCGACGGCAAGGCCACCGTGAATGCTGACCTGGATGACGGGAAGGCCCGGTTCGACCTCAAGCGCCTGACTCACCCACGCTGGGTGGACATTCATGTGCGCCTGGCTAAGACGTCTCTCGCTCGCGTGGCCGCCCAGTTGAAGGCGCTCGCCGGCGGGAACGTGTTCGAGTCCATCGGCAGGAACCTGAATGACTTCCTGCGCAACCTGGATACGGCGTCAGTGAAGCTCGGCGCCGTCGCCACCCTCGTGGGCGGCGCCGTGTCCACTATCGGCAGCGGCCTGGGCGTCCTGGCCTCCGTGAGTGTGGGTATCGCCAAGTCGACACCCGCACTACTGGCACTGCCTGGCATCTTCGGTGCTGCCGCCGCTGGCGCCGGGGTGCTCATTGCTGCCCTCAAGGATGCGAAGACCGTGCTCGAGGACCTCGGCCCCTCGTTCGAGAACCTCCAGAAGCAAATCTCTGGCGCCTACTGGGAGCAGGCCGCCCAGCCTATCCGCGACTTCGCTAACGTCGCCTTGCAGGAGCTTTCGCCGGCCCTCCAGTCGATTGCCTCGAACCTTGGGTCTATGACTGCGGCCATCGCTGGTGCCGCCAGTGGGCACATTGCTGGCTTCCAGCAGTCCCTGACCTACCTGTCTCAGGCCCTGTCGCTGGGGTCTACAGGGGCTGCGTCGTTCACGAACGGCCTACTGACGATGGGTGAGGTTGGGGCGAAGTTCCTCCCCAGCATCGCCCTGTGGGCAAACAACCTGGCCGCCTCGTTCGAGCAGTGGGCAACGAAGGCGGCGGCGTCCGGGAAGATGGAGGAGTCCATTCGCGCGGCCGCTAAGGCATTCGGCACCCTCAAGGACATCACCGTCGATCTTGGCGGCATCATCGGCGGCCTGTTCACGGCGATGGCGAACGGGGCAGCCCCTATCGACTCCATCGCGGAAGCCTTGGACAAGGCGAACAAGGCCGTGAACGGCCCCCTGTTTCAGAGCACGCTGACTAGCCTGTTCTCGTCGATGGCGACTGCTGCGGGCCTGGCATTCCAGGGTGTGGGGAGGTTGGGTGAGACGTTCGTGTCGCTCGAGCCGACCCTGGCGAAGATTCTCCCGATGCTGGGTGAGACCTTGAAGACGGCCCTGACGGGTATCGCCACAGCCCTGGAGAATCCGGCGTTCCAGGAGGGTCTCATCAACTTCTTCAACGGTCTCCTGACGGCTGTTCAGGCGTTGGCTCCGGCGATGCCCTCCTTGGGGGAGGCGTTCGGTGCTATCGCTACGGTCGCGGGGACCCTGCTTGCAGCTATCGCGCCCCTGGTTGCGCAGCTTGTGGAGGGGCTGGCCCCGATCTTCCAGCAGCTGGTCCCGATCCTCACTCCCGTCATTGAGCAGCTGTCTGCGGCGCTCCTGCCGGTGATTCAGGCTCTGATCCCGGTCATCTCGGAGATCATCGCCCAGCTGGCGCCTATCATCGCCGAGTACCTACCGCAGATTCTTCCCCCGATCTCGCAGCTCATCCAGTTGTTGGCGTCGGCCCTGATCCCTGCGATCCAGCTGGTGGGGCAGGTCATGCAGTGGCTTATGCCCCTGGTGATGGCGTCGTGGAATGGGATCATGTCGACCGTTAAGGGCGCTATCCTGGTAATCAAGGGCATCATTGAGACTGTGCTCGCTGTCATTAAGGGCGACTGGTCAGGTGCCTGGAACGGCATCAAGACGATCGGTGAGGGTATCTGGAACCTCATCAAGGGGTCCTTCGGGGTATTCGGTAACTCCATCATGTCCATGGCGTCTACGGCCTGGAATGCGGTGTTGAATACTATCAAGTCCGTGTGGAACTGGATCACCTCGACCATCAGCAATGCCATCAGCAGTGCCCGTAGCCTCGTAAGTGATGGCTGGTCGTTCATTAGGAACGCCACGGCGTCCATGTGGAGCGGTATCGTGAGCACGGTTGTCAGCTGGGTCAACAATATGATGAACACGGTGCGCAACATTCCGAACAATATCAAGAACGTATTCTCCAATGCGGGGTCGTGGCTGTGGAACGCGGGTAAGAGCGTCATTCAGGGATTCATCGACGGTATCTCCTCCATGTTCAGCTCTGTCCAGAACAAGCTGTCCTCCCTGACGTCGTACCTGCCTTCATGGAAGGGGCCCGCCCCGGTCGATAAGGTCATCCTGAGGGATGCTGGGCGCCTCGTCATGCAGGGCTTCATTGACGGGCTGGAGTCGCAGTATGATGCGGTCAGGGACTCCCTGGAGGGCTTCACGGATGACCTGGCTAACGACATCTCCCCGGATATCGCAGCCCATGTCGCACCGTCGTTCGAGAAGGCGAAGCCGTCTCGGGACGCCCTGAACACTCTCTCGTCCGCGGCCACCAGCGGAAAGCCGGCGGCTGGTGGTACCGTGAACATCACCAACTACTATCCGCAGGCGCAAAGGGACTCTAAGACCAGGGATGATGTCGCTGACGGCATCCGCCTCGCGTCGTCGATCTAGTAGAATGGCGTCATGTCTAGCGAGTACGCACTCAATGGGGTAGACCTGGATCAGCCAGGTAAGTGGCGGGTGATGCAGGGGACGCTGCTGCCCGCCGTCCCTGAGCCTCGTCTCACCTCCACTGAGGTGCCGTTCCGTAGCGGGGTCATTGATGGTGCTGGCGGGAAGGTTGACACCTTCAAGGTGACGGTCGCGTTCATGGTCGAGGGGGAGTCTCGCGGCGACCTTGATCGTAACTGGCAGGCGCTTATGGCTCGCCTGCGGAACTCCGGCCAGCTCGCCCGGCTCCAGCACCGCCCCGCGGGGGGTGCCCCCAAGGAGGCCCTTGTGCGCCTCGTGAGCGTGTCTCAGCCGCAATGGCGGTATGGGGAGTGGGCTATCGACACCACCGTCGTCCTCGAGGCTGTAGAGGGCGTCTGGAAGGACGAGACGGCTATTGAGGTTCCACTCGCTGACCTGTCCCGCCTGGCCGGGGGCTCTGCACCCATCACGGACGCTCTCCTGAAGCTCACCCCAACAGGCAATACGTGCACGATCGTCGACCAGGCGTCCGGCACGTCGCTCACCTGGCGGGGGACCATTGAGCCCAGTCAGAGGCTCCTCATTGACGTGGGCAAGTACTCCGCTTGGAGGCAGGTGTCCGAGCGGTGGTACCCGCTACAGGGGGCGTTCAATGCGTCAGCTGAGATCAGCATGTCCCCCGAGGGCTTCCAGCTCACCCCCAACCAGGAGGGGAAGATCGTCTTGCAGGTCACGGGAACTACGGGCCTCATTCAAGCTCGGAGGGCCTACTGATGCGCCGCGACTACTTCCCCGGCATGCAGCTGCGCGCCGTCGCCTACGAGGTGCAGGGCGCGAAGATCGGGGTTGTGCCCGACATCCTGGAGATGACGGTCACCACTCCTCGAGGGAAGACGCCCACGCTATCCATGTCTTACGCCCCTGGCCCTAACGCCATCCGGGGGGATGTGCTGGAGCGTGAGGTCGAAGTTGCCGTTGAGGCTACCTTCAACGGGATCGACTGGGAGGAGCTGCCGGATGCGCGGTTCGTCACCCAGAAGACCGAGCACAACCTCGTCAACGACGGCACGGACTCGCGCAAGGTGAGCGCCATCCATGTGAGCGACTACCTGAAAGAGGCGCTCGTCTGGTCCGTGCCTGTCGAGGCGAAGGACAAGGAGGGGAAGTTCAAGTTCCTCTCCCGTAACGCTGGGGCGATCATCGGCACCGTCTGGCAGAACGCCGCCAAGCGTGGCTGGGGCGCCGGGCTCACCTTGGACGCCAACACGGTGAAGGACTCCGCCAATCAGGACTGGGCAAAGGTCGTCACCCTGTACTTCGACCCCACGATCAGTCTCCTCCAGGTCGTTGACTCGCTCCGCGACCTCGGCATGATCGACACCGTGTGGCAGGGCCGCACCTTCAAGGTGTACAACGCCGACACGACGCAGGCGAGAGACCTCACCTCCTCGAAGCGTTGGCCGCTCGCTACCACACTCACCGGGGCGCCCGAGGCGGCCACCTGGGCGGACATGTGCACAGACGTCCTCGTGAAGGGCGAGGCCGGTAGGACATGGCTCATCCACAATGACCTCGCCCCCCGTGGCATGCGCCGCGTCGAGAAGGTTGTCGAGGCTGGTGGCGTGGAGCTGGAGTCCACTGCGCGCCTTGTTGCCGAGGCCACCCTCAAGTCTGGCGCCCATGTGAGCGAGGAGATTAAGCGCGAGTGGGCCGCCACTGATGTGCACCTCCTCCCATGGGTGGACTACCGGCTCGGCGACTGGATCATGGTGGAGCGTGCGGCTGGGATGGAGCGCCTACAGGTCGCCCAGATCAGTGTCACCCAGAAGAACGGGATGGTGGTTGGGCACACCACCTTCGGCACCGTCCTGGATAGTCTCCTGGGGCGCCTGACGAAGCGCACGAAGGGGATTGTGGGGCTCGCATCCACCTCGGGCAGTGGCGTGCGCCCCAGTCAGCCGACGAGTAAGTACTGGCCCCTCCCCCCACAGGGCCTCACTGGCTCCAGTCGCGCCATCACCAACTCCGAGGGGTGGGTGCGCGCCCTCGTTGACCTCCAGTGGGGGCGCGTCGAGACCGACACCCTCGGTAACGCTGTCGATGTTGTCTCCTATGAGGTCGCATGGCAGCTGTCCATGTTCGGGACAAGTATCGCGGGCTCCATGGTTGTGCGCGGCGCCGATACGACGAAGGCCACCGTGGGGCCACTGCTCCCAGGGACGGAGTACCGGTTCTCGGTGCGAGCTCAGAGCTCTAACGCCACTGGAGCTTGGTCGCAGCCGCTGATCTTGACCACCGAGTCTGACCGGGAGCCGCCACCGGTCCCTTCTCGCCCGGTCTTGTCGCAGTCTCTCGGCGTGCTCCAGGTGTGGTGGGATTACGCTGGGCAGAATGGGCAGAGCATGCCTGCCGACTTCGCGGGCGTCGAGGTGTCCGTGCAGCACCCCGGCCGCCCACCGGCGAAGTTCGCGGACATGATTACCCCCATGCAGCGCACCTCTATAGCCGGCCTGGAAATCCGGGACTACGAGGTGTGTCTTCGTGCGTATGATCGAGCTGGGAACAAGTCCGATTGGGGCCCTAAGGCGACCATTACGCTCGAGCAGTCCATCGACACGAATGCGATCGTCCGCTCTGTTGAGGAGAAGATCGCAGCCAGTGATGTTCTTCAGCGTGCCGCCCGCGCGGAAGCGTTGAAGGAGACTCAGAAGCTGTCGGAGGCCATGACGCAGGTTGCGGTCTCCTTGGTGGAGACGGGCCCCTACCCGCCGGATAAGGGCGTTGTTGACAAGTCGCAGTGGGTGTCGCCGGACGCTCGCGTGTTCACGTTGAGGAAGAAGGGAGACTGATATGCCATATTGGGGGAATGTTTGGAAGGATGGCCCCGATGGGCGCACGCCCATCACAGCGGCGAAGCTCACGAAGATGGAGGATGGTATCACCTCTGCGCAGCTGGAGGCGGAGAGGGCGTCTGAGTCCGCGGGCGTGGCTCGCGGGGCACTCCAGAGCGTCAACAACTCCTACCTGTCTATCGTGGATGCGATTGTCCCCATCGGAGCAGTACTCCCCTTCTACGGGTCCCGGCCGCCGAAGAACTGGCTCCTGTGCTACGGGCAGGAGGTGAGCCGCACCGAGTACAAGGCCCTATTCGACACGATCGGAACCGTCGCCGGCAGTGGCGATGGGTCAACCACGTTCAACGTCCCAGACCTCAAGGGCAAGGTCATCTATGGTCAGGGGAGTACTGACGCGCTTGTCACTGGCTCTACCGTCGGCGAGACCCACCACACTCTCACCGTAAAAGAGATGCCGTCGCACGGCCACGAGCTCGTTGACTCCAACAACGCCAACTCGAACTGGCGGGCCGGTAAAGCGAATACCGACATTGGGTGGAATGACGCCTCCGGTAATGGCTACACCTACGCCATGTCCACAGGATCAACGGTGGGCGATCGTCGCCCCTACGCGAAGAACGTTGGTGGCGGACAGCCGTTCCCCATCCGCCCCCGCGGGTCGGTCGCCTCCATGATTATCCGCGCGAAGTGAGGTGAACCGTGGCTGAGATCAAGGATGAGTATATTCAGTGGCCCGGTCCGGCCACGTTTCCCGCCGAGACCACGTTCCCGGCCTATGACCGCTCCGCCGACGGGAACACGACCGTCCACTCCCACAAGGGGTGGGAGTGGGTTGAGTCCGACAACCCATTCCAGAAGGCCGCCGCCTCCCTCGCGCAGTCCACGATCGAAGCGTCTATCCGCAGGATGCGCACCACCTTCGGTAAGGTCTTCTACCAGAAGGGGAATTCCACCGATAAGCCCGACTTTCCTGGGGAGACTTACGGTGATACGGCACGCATCCAGGACCCTTCCACCCTCGACATTGTGGCGGAGTGGAAGTGGAACGGCTTCGACTGGGAGCGCGCTCGCGTCTCTGGTGAGCAGATCAGTAACCTGGATGTGGGGCGCCTGACTGCAGGGTCTGCAGCCATCAACGACCTTGCCGCCAGGCGCATCGCTGGCGACATCGGTAAGTTCCTCCAGCTCACCACGGACCAGCTGACCGTGACCGGGAATGCATCATTCGTTGACCTCACGGCGAAGCATGTGTGGACGCGCATCATCAACGCCCGCAGTGGCGAGTTCGAGCAGATCAAGGCGGGCATGCTGGCCGCCAATTCGGTGACGGCAGACAATCTGCGCGCCGGGGCTATTGACGGCCAAGTCATCACTGGCGCGTCCATTCAGACCGATCGTCAGAACAATCGTGGGTTGAAGATCGACAACAATGGGATGCGCGCCTACTCCTCCAATGGGTGGAAGTCCCTCGACATTAACGCCCACACTGGAGAAATCATTATTGATGGCCGCATTGGGCGACGCGACACATGGTCTGAGGCGTACTTCAATGACATCATCTGGTCGTCGACAGGCACAGATGTTGGCCGTGAAGGCAATAAGATCGGCGTCGGCCTGTCATTCAATTCACTGGAGGATGACTGGTGGGATGGTGCGCTCTTCATGTCGAAGTCCGCACAGGGCACCCCTTCGCTAAAGCTTCACGCCCCACTCAGGAAGACCGGTGAAAACAACAAAGACACACCCCGCCCCTCTGTGACTATCAGCACAGACGGCATTAGCCTGTACACAGGAAGCGATAATGGCTCAACGTGGGGCACACTCTCTATGACGAAGTACGGGATGTTCGCACGCAGTCAGAGTGTCAGCTGGGCCATGAATGATGCAGGGTTCATGTACAGCAAGAACAACAAGAACCTGATCGCCTCCGCATACCAGTATGCGTGGCTCCGCTCAGAGCGACAGTCTGAGATGGACAGTGGCACCGGCTTCTACATTACAAACGAACAGACTGCTATGGGGTGGCAAAGCCATGGTGTATGGGTGAACAATAGTGGCGTTCACATGACTGGCACTAAGAAGTTCACTATGCGAGTCCAGGGGTATACGGAGAAGACTGGCATGTGGCTATCTCACTCCTGCACCGAGTCCCCTTATGATGGCGTGGAGTACTGGGAGAATCTCACCCTGGATTCAGAGGGGAAGTGCACGTGGGTGCTGCCGGATTACGTGCCCGCGATTGCATCCAAGAATGCTCCCTGGATGGTGCTGTGTACGTCAGGCAAGGCGAAGCTGGAGAAGACTGGGTTTGGCCCAGGCGTCCCTCCGTGGACTGTTCATGTGAGCGGAGCGCCGGGCGAGGAAGTGTCAGTGCTGGTGAAAGGGGCTCGAATCATCGACATGGAATCAAATGCAGGTCAGGTCGAATGGGTTGACTACGCTCGCCGCACCCCCTGGGAACTTGGGCCGTCGACAATCAATGATGCGGATGTCGAAACCCTGGACTACACTCTAGGTGGCGGAACCTACGGCCCCACCAAGCCCGAATCAACACCGGAAGGAGATGTTAGTGGAGTCTGATAGTCAGATTGACGCAATGACGGTAATCGACGCTCTTGCAATGGAGGTTGCTGCGCTCACGAAGCGCGCAGTGGTAGCCGAAGCTAGGGTGGTCGACCTTGAGAGCAAGATGAAGGAGAGTAAGTGACGGTTCAGTCTGTGGCGGCGCGTATTGCCCGCCGTATCTGCGACCAGGAGAACGTGGGCTACAGCCAGCCCGATCGTCGCACCTGGTACGCCAACGCGAACTGGGAGGGGCACGTGAGTTCCCCTCAGAATGCGGACTGCTCCAGCCTCGTGTGCGGAGCCATCTGCTACGGCATCCACGACACCTATGGGGCCGCCTGGGGTCATGCCGCCCTGCCCGAAATTAATGACCACTGGACGGGCAACATGCGCCCCGGCCTGGAGGCTCGAGGCTTCAACGAGGCCCCGTGGAACGACTCCGACCTCACCCCTCAGGGTGGGTTCCGTGTCGGTGACGTGATCCTGTCCGCCGCGAACGAGGGTGGCCGGGGGCACGTGGTCATCGCCGTTGAGGACGGTGGCGACCCTCTCGTATCCGAAGCATGGATTGCTGAGGATGGGTCGATCGATGGCTACCTGGGCGACTCCACGGGGCAGGAGACGCGCACAGTCCGCTACTCCAGCCACCCGCACACCCAGTCTGGGGCGTGGACCAGTTGCCATCGTTTCGACGAGGGGAAATTCTTGTCGCAGTGGCCTGAGTTCCGTAAGGGGCAGGCCGCCCAGGCTAAGCCCACGACCGCATCTACTGCCGCCCCGAGCGCCCCTGCACACGCGCACGGTATCGACATCTCCAGTCACCAGGCGGGCCTGAACGTGGCTGCCCTGTGGGCTGACTTCGTGATCGTCAAGGCCACCGAGGATGACGACTACGTGAATCCCTACATGGGCTCACAGGCCAACTCCACCCTGGGGGCTTCGAAGCGGCTTGGCTTCTACCACTTCGCCCGACCGGGTGACGCTCAGGAGCAGGCCCGCTACTTCGTGGATGCTGTGCGCGGCTATGTGGGTAAGGCCACTCTCTGGCTTGACTGGGAGGCGAACGCTGTCGATCAGGGGCCTGGATGGGCGAAGACCTTCCTCGATGCCGTGAAGGGTATGACTGGCTCCACGCCCGGCATCTACATGAACGGCAGCGCCCTGAATGGCTACGACTGGTCGGCTGTGGCCCGCGAGTACCCGCTCTGGTATGCGGGGGGAGGCTCCTACAGCGACTACGGCGCCTCCTACAGCGACCCGGCTGTTCCATCGGTCTCCTACTGGGGGTCCCCGCTGATCCATCAGTACACGGAGGACGGTAGGCTGCCCGGCTATAACGGGACTCTTGACCTGAACCGCCTGCGCGACCGCGCTACGTGGGATCGAATGATCGGTGGCGGCCAGGTCATCTCCGGCGCCCCCGCCCCCGTGGCGACGTCGGGCGCACTCGAGGTGGACGGCGAGTACGGGCCCGCCACGGTGCAGCGCCTCATCGACGTCTTTGCCCCTGGCTACAACGAGCTCTATGCTGTCGCCAACCTGCGCCGCTACCTGAACAAGACGGTCCCTGAGCACTCCCAGAAGATGCTCACCGGCTCGGGGAAGCTGGCCGAGGATCGAGGCTGGGACTCCCATGTGGTGCGCGTCTTCCAGTACTGGGCGTGGTGCTGGGTGAAGCCAGTCGCGCCGGACATGTGGAACCGGTTCGCTGCGGGCTGGTCGTTCGGTGACTACGTGGACGGTGAGCCTGGCGAGGCCACGTGGGCGGCCCTCCAGGAGGCGCTGAACCGCTCGCGCCCGGGGTCGTTCCGGCTTATGTGACCGCGTTTGACGCAGTGTAAACTAGGGGGTGGGGCGGAAGTCCTGCCCCCTAGTTGTTCCTGAAAGAGGTGAGTGCATGAGCATTTACGCTCGCGCCTCATTCTGGTCTGGCGTCTTCGACCGTGCCGTGAAGACCTTCGCCCAGTCCCTGCTTGCTACCTTCGTTGTGGGTGTCGGCATTCTCGACATTGACTGGAAGGGTGCGCTCGGTATCGCTGCGACCGCCGTCCTGGCGAGCGTCCTGACCTCCCTCTCTGACGCGAAGGAGACGGACAAGGCGATCGCCACGGCACCCGTCGAGTACACTCCCCGCCACGCGAGCTGAGTGACCAGTGCAGCCAGTAGATAGCGTCCTGCCGTTAGGGCAAGCCCTCACATCTCCTGATCTCATTGCGGCTACGGTTGCACTGCTGGCTGCGCTTGTGGCTCGACTCGCCAGTAGACTGCGGAAGCAGCAGGCGCAGAATGATGCGCGCCTGGAGCGAATGAGCGTCCATGTCGCAAGGGCTGCGGATGCTGCTGAATCTGCATCCGAGGGGGTGCACAACAACCACGCCACGAACCTGCGGGACGACCTAGATATGCGATTTGATGACCTGACCTCGAAGATGGACGCCCTCGCTGAGGTTGTGGGGGCACTCAGGGATAGCGTTAGTGAGCAGTCCCATAGGCTCCAGAGCTTGGAGGGGCAGGTTGAGGGGGTCAGGAATGATGCCCGCACTGACAGAGCTCATCTTTACGACGAGGTGTCCAGCCTGCATGATCGCATTGATAGAGTGAAGGTTGTAACGAATCGGCGTCGGGGGAGCTCGTGACTCAGGGGTATGCGCGCATCACAGGTAAGGTGGTCGGCCCTGAGGGCCTCGGCCGTATGGGGAGTGTCGAGTTCACTCCGCTCCCCCAATACAAGGGTGTCGAGGTGGACTCCACTAACGCCCTCATTGCACACTATGCCGGGGGGCGACTTCGCTCTGACGGCATCCTCGTCAACCATGATGGCGAGCCGTTCCTGAACATCGCAGCCCCGTCAACCCTGTCTGACGGGGAGCAGAACTACCGGGTGTGTGTCAACATCCCCGGCGACACTGGCCTCACCCGTTGCGTCAACGCGCGCATCATCGCCGGAACCGAGGTTGACCTCGTAGACATCTTCTCCGGTGTCGCCATTGAAGACCCGTCCGATAGGGATGGGCGCCGAGTCCGCGACATTGGTGACGGCACTCTCGAAGCAATTAACGCCCCCGACGTGATCGAGGTTGGGGATGGACTACTCGCATGGAGGACTAATGGCTAACCTGACCTGGTACAGCACGGAGAAGGCCGATCGGACTTTCGCCACTAAGGTGGAGCTGGAGGCCCTGCGCAAGGCGTCTGAGGGGCGCCAGGTGGACACTTCGACGCTGGCAACGAAGGAGGAGGTCACCCGCGGGGATGACACACTGTCGTCTCGCCTTAACGCCGTGAAGACCACGGCTGATGGCGCTCTCCCGAAGGCTGAGGCTGCCGCCACCTACGCCACCAAGGAGGAGGCGCTAGCGACTGAGCGGAAGCTCAGTGAGCGCATCGACTCCACTGCCACTGCGGCGGCCACCAAGAGTGAGCTCACCCAGTACGTCACCAGTAAGGCGGTGGCTGACACCTATGCGACCAAGGAGGCCCTCGGCGTCTACCTCAAGTCTGAGGACGCGGCCTCCACATATGCGACGAAGGCCGCTCTCGCGCAGGCCCAGCTCAACGGTGGTGGACAGCAGGCGCCCGACCTGTCTGGTTTCGCCACGAAGACAGAGATGCGTCAGGCTGACGACGCCCTGGGTGCGAAGATCGAGGGAGTGAAGTCTACGGCCGCCGCCGCGCTTCCGAAGGCTGAGGCGGCATCGACTTACGCAACGAAGTCTGCGCTGGAGACAGTGAAGGGCTCAATCCCTACGGTCCCTGACACTTCCCGATTCGTCACCGCCGAGGCTGTGGACGGCAAGTACGCCAAGAAGACGGACCTCAGCCAGTACGTGACCGCCTCTGCTGCGGACAGTAAGTACGCCACCCAGGCGGCGCTCTCTGACTACCTCACCGCCGCCACGGCCGCCGGCACCTACTCGACGAAGGTTCAGGTTGCGGCCATGGGGGACAGTATTCGGGCAGCCCGGGCGATCGCTGATGCGGCGCTCCCGAAGGCTGAGGCGGCCTCCACCTACGCTACGAAGGCGGAGCTCAGTCAGGCTCAGGCTGGTGGGCATGTGGACCTGTCCTCCTATCTGACCCGAGATGACGCCTACAGCACGTTCGTGCAGCAGCAGAACCTTGAGCGCTTCCTGGCACAGTATGAGACCCTGGAGGAGGCTAACGCGCTAACCCTTCGCGTAGACGCCCTGTCCAAGACCATCACCCCCTTCAAGCCCGGTGAGCGCTACTACTCCCCCGTCACCTACTTCTGGCCCGACTACTACGAGGACGGCAAGCCTAGCAAGACCTCGAAGTGGGCGCAGATTCTGAAGTTCGCAGGCTCCCTCGGTATCGTCATCCTGAACCGGAACAGCGGCAACTGGGATGAGTTCAACGTCGACTTTCAGAAGCAGGCCCAGCTGGCCCTGGCCGCCGGGGCGAAGCGGGCCGTGTTCTACGTGAAGACCCAGTACCTGGCCGCAACGCTCCCGACTGGCGACCCTGGACGCAACAACATCCCTGACGTGGACAAGTACACCGAGGCGTACATCCTCTCCCAGATCGAGAAGGCTAAGACCCAGTACGGGGACGTCTGCCAGGGCGTGTTCCTCGATGAGGCCATCAACGGGTGGGGCGCCCAGGCTGGCCGTATCCCCGCCTACAAGTCCCTGATCGACAAGATCAGGGCCAAGTATGGCAAGGAGTTCCTCATCGTCATCAACTCGGGGTCGAATATCTCCGAGGACATGTGCAAGCTCGACTTCGACGTGTGCATGATGTTCGAGAAGGATGCAGCCGCGTTCCTGGTCGAGGACCCGGGTACGCCGATCCTCCCGGACCACATGAAGGCATACCCGTCGACCCGCTGGTGGGCCGTCGTCCATGGCGTCACCAGTGAGAACTACAAGAGCGTGTTCGACAAGGCTGACAAGCTTGGCATCGCCCACCTGTACATCACGGATGGGCAGTTGCGTGAGGAGCCGCAGCGGGGCGGCCAGTGGGAGCCGGTCGGTAACCCCTACGCTAACCCGCCGTCGCAGCACGTCCTCGACCTCACGGTCCCGTGGCTGAAGGGCTACCTGCCGTTGAAGCTCGAGGTGGAGGAGCTGCGCTCACGGCCCAAGGTGCTCTCGCTCGGTAAGCGCGAGGCAGTCCCGGCGGGTACTCCGGCGGGTACGATCATCGTCAGGAAGGACGCATAGTGGCAGACAGTATCTTCCCCGTTCTGGGGGCGTGGTGGCGCAGTAATGGCGCCCGGCAGGGAGATGGGGCGACGCTCCCCGCCGGCACCTCCACCACCCCCTACGACAGTGCAGCCATGCCTGTGGGGTCCCGGAAGTTCACCTTCGAGGTCGACTACCGGGATGCCTCCGAGGCCCGTATCGACCTGCGCGTGAACTGGTTCAACGACCACAAGGTCAAGATCAGTGGCCCGTTCAACATCACTACCGTCACGCTCCCGCAGGGGCAGACGAAGGTGGTGGCCGAGGTTGAGCTTCCCGCCAGTACGGCGCCTCGCTGGTTGCCGTCGATCGGCGTTCCAGCTGATTCTGGCGATGCGGCTATCTCGTCCTTGAAGATCTATGAGACGCCCGTCAAGGCGCAGCCGGTGTTCGTGTGGGATGGGGCGCGCGAGGTGGCCGCCACGATCACCGTGTGGGATGGCGCCCGCGAGATGCCAGCAAGTATCGAGTTCCAGGCGTAAGGAGACGCATGTCAGAGGAGAAGCAAGGCCAGTGCCTGCCGTCGCAGGTGACCATCAACATTGGCACGTCGGGGGTGAAGGTCAACGATGGCGCGCCCCAGGTTGACGTCTCCAAGTTCGCCACGAAGGAGGAGCTTGCCGGTAAGGCCACTAAGGCTGACGTTAGTGCTGTCGATGTGAAGGTGGAGCAGGTTCGCACGGTAGCCGGTAAGGCCGCAGCGGATGCTGTGGAGGCCAAGGTGGTTGCAGGTAAGGCGCTCACGAAGGAGGCCGCCGACGCAGCCTATGCCACCAAGGCGCAGGTGGCCGCCATGGGTGACAGCATCCGTGCCACTCGATCGGCGGCGGAGCAGACTAAGGCCGACGGTGAGGCTACGAAGCGCATCGCTGAGCACGCTGAGGAACTGACGCAGCAGCTCGCCCGGAACCTGGCTGTCTTCCCCCGCGTGCTGCGCCTGGATAAGGGGGAGCCCGTCCCGTCGAACACTCCCCTCGGGACGATCGTCATTCGCCCTGAGTCCCCCATCTCCACTAACCCTGACCTGTTCCCCCCGATCAGTGAGTGGCCGAAGATCAACGCCGCCGAGACCGGGGATGGTGTGCGACTGGACTTCCAGCACCAGATTCTCTCCACCGGGCTGGAGCAGCTGCGCCCCTCGGCGGGGAAGTGGCACATGACTCTCCGCTACTCGTTCCCGGGCGGGAACTTCGGCGAGGAGACTGGGCAGGCGAACCTGTACACGGTGCGCCGCTTCCAGGAGCCGAACCATCCTGCCCAGGCTGACCAGGGTGCGAAGATCACCACCTTGGAGGTCCGCAAGGGCGAGCGCCAGGTGCTGGAGCTTGACATTGAGCCGCTGCAGGTGGACCCGAATGTGGGTGACACCTGGGGTGTCTGGTTGGAGGCGCCGATCCCGACTCTCTACGTCCACGACCTCGTGATTCGCAAGGTCGCCTGAGGGTAGAACAAGGCCCCCGCTTGTAATCGACGTGATACAAGCGGGGGCCTTGTGTTATCTCACCAGAGGTGATGTAGCTTCCAGCTCCAGCCACTCAGGGCCTTGCCGAGTGTGGCATCCCAATACCAGCGCATGCTCACCTCCTGTCTATGAGTAGAGTTCCCAGGCTGAGGCGTTTCCGCCCTGGGCCTCGAAGGTGAGGATTGCGGGCTTGGTGGAGTCGCCGGACAGGTTCGTCCACCAGTCGGAGCCGCGATCGGCGGAGGGGCAGGAGATGATCCACCGGGCGTCGCCGGCCTGGCTCACCGCGAAGTTGTGCCAGTGCCCGTGAACGAGGATTCTGGCGTCGTAGAGGCCACTCCTGCGCCCGAACGCGAGGTCCCTGAACCAGGTGGGCACCTTGCTCTGCGAGCCTGCCAGATGGCCGTGTGTGAAGCCGATGCGGGTGCCGTCGGCGGCGTCCACGGTGACGGCTTCCTCCCACTTCTCGGGGCGGTGGAAGGTGACGTGCTCGTAGCCTGGGCGTCCGGCGATGATGTCTTCGATGTTCTTGGAGATCATGATGCCGAAGTCGTCGTCGGGAGCGTTGGCGCGGCTGTTCTTGCCGGGGCCGGTGCGGACGGCGCAGTGGTTGGATGGGACGGCCACGTAGTAGAGGGACGAGCATAGGGGGGCGAGGGCGTGTAGGGCTTCGGCGTAGAGGCGCTGTACGGTCCTGATCTGGTCGGTCAGGCTCAGGTCGTTGGTCTGGGCCTGGCTGGCGACGTTCCAGAACCCCTCGGTGCTGTCGCCTACGTCAGCGAGGATGATGCGCTTATAGGGGTCGCGGAAGCTGATGTCGTCTGCGATGTCCTTGATGGCGCGGCGCACGAGTCGGACCGTGTCCTCGGTGCCTCCGCCTACTCCAGTTTTCCCACATTGTAGATCCGCGAGGCATACCACGAGGGTGTCGTCGTCATCCTTGATGATCGGGGCGGGCTTCGCCAGGAGGGGCTCCCGGAAGACGGGCTCCAGGTCCTCGAAGGAGAGGCGCTTAGCTTCGGCCATCTCGACGGCGCCGGGCTTCCAGGTGATCTTTTCGTATGAGCCGTCGGGGAGGCGGATGGTCTTGCCTCGTTGCACGATGGCGTCCACGGGGACATCATTGAAGAACGCGTCGTGCCCCATGTCGGGGGCGCCTCGTCGCTTCAGCTTGGCGCGGTGGCGTCGGACGGACGCTTCGGAGGTGCTGAACTTCTCGGCGAGCTCGACGTTGGTGAGGCGCTGGTCCTCGGGGAGAAGGTCATTCTCGATGATCGCTTCATCAAGGGGGGTCATTGGTGTATTGTCTTTCTTTCCAGAGTATGGCAGCGGCCCGGGGAGACATCTTGGTCAATCCCCGGGCCGTTCACCTATCCCACATCCAGCGGAGTCACTCACCGGAATGGTTGTAGTCTAGCGCCCCGACGAGCGACTTGCAAGGGCTCACTGAGACGTATGCCGTCCTGTAACCTTGTCGTCTCCACTTCCATGCGAGGTAGCGGGCGATGGGCTTCCAGGTGCAGCGCGCGTCAACGTATCGCCATGTATTGGTGCTCATCTATCCCTCCTGCATGCTCCGCAGATCGCTGTCTCGGCCCCGACTTTCCAGCCGAGAGTGCGGGCGGTGGTCTTGACGGTTGATTCGACTGCCACCCATGGCTTGGTGCGCGGGTGCGCCTGCTCGATGCGGGTGACGCCGCACTGGGTGCAGCACATTTTAGCGACCCACTGGTGGCCGTGAAGCTTGATGTCTACCATCGGTGGCTACCTCCTAGGGGCGAGTACTCACTGGGCGCGATAAGGTGATCTGCGATCAGGTGGGCCATCTCAGGCTGAGACGATAGCGCCCTCCTGAGCTCAACGGCATTGACCGCTTTCCCCCAATCCCGTAGTCCGTTCATTGCCCTGTCCCACCGTAGCGGCATTCTCTCTTCTAGTGCCTCTACGTAGAGGAGGTCGTCGATTACGACACGAAGTAACATGGTTCCGTCTCGGAGCTGAAGGTCCCATTCCCCGAAGACCGTGCGGCCGTCAGTCGAAATGGCTTCAATGTGAATGTGTCCGCCGCCAGTAGTGACGTTCAGGAGTTCTGTTGGGCGGTGGGCTGTTGCAGCCTTTGCGACGTCGTCCAACTGTTGCGTGGTTAGGGCGGAAATGCGCGAAGCATCCATGCTTGTGCTCTTTCTGCGTGGATATGGCTGGCGACCCATTGCTCGTAGTGCTCGGCGTCTGGGCCGCCGTAGGTTGGTTGCGTTGTGGCTCCTACCTCATCGAGGATGAGCCAGCAGTCTGGGCAGTACCGGAGGGACCAGTGGTAGGTTCCGTCCTTCCAGGTGTCCCTCCGGTACATGAGCCCTTGCCCGATCGTGGTGAAGCAGGCGTCGCAGATGACATGCCCCCTAGAGTGAGGGTGGGTCGTCTTGCGTTTCAGGTTCACCTCAGAAGGGGGCGCCCGCCTGGGCCCAAGGGTCGCCCTGCTGGCCGCCCCCGGGTGCGTTGAAGGCGGCCTGCTGCTGGCTGCCCTTGCGGGGGATGACGCCACGGAATCGGGGGAACTTCACTTCCAGGCTGGTGCGCCGCTGCCCGTCGTTGCCGTCCCATCCTCGCTGGATGAGGAGCCCGGTTACGGTTACCTTGTCGCCCTTCTTGAGGGTGTCGGCGAGGTGGCCGTGCTGCTCTCCCCAGAAGGATGCGGTCACCCAGAGCGGGTCGCCGTCGTCCTCCCAGGAGCCGTCCTGGGTCTTGCGGGATGCGGTTGCTGCGATGCGGAGCTCGGTGATCTGCTGCCCTGACTGCGTGTACTTGACCTCGGGGTCGGCTCCGAGGTTGCCTTCGACGGTGATGTCGCATGCCATGGTTAGTTTGCCTTTCGGATGGGGGTGAAGAGCTTCTTGATGTCGTGCTCTTGGACGTAGATGGTGGGGTCTCCGACGAATCGGAAGGTGGGTGTCTTGTTCTTCTGGATGTGTCGGTCGAGTGTTCGGCGGGTAATGCCGAGCATGTTGGCTGCCTCGTTCTTACTGAGGTAGCCGGGGATGGTTTTCATTGGTGTCCTTTCAGGAGGTTGGCGAGGTCTCCGAGTGTCATTGTAGCCCATTGTTGGTCAGGTTTGGCAACTCCGTGTCGCTTATGGACAACGACACCTATGAGGGCGCCAGCGTTCTCAGCCTCAACCTGGGCCTCTCGAGCCCACTTCGGCAGGTCCATGCGGGCGACATCCTTGCACTCGATGACGACCTTATGGTTACCCATGCGGACGTTGGCGATGTCGCCCTTGTCTTTGGCCCCAGCCTTGGGGGCGCGGTCGATCCTGTCGTCATCCAACTCCTCAGCGAGATAGTCGGCGACCACTCTCTCGAACCGCGCCCCGGCGGCCTTGGCGCTCTTACGAGTCCTCGCCACTACGGGCATCCTCGAAGATCACGAGACGGTGCTCGAGGTTAGCGACCTCGAGGGCGAGGTAGTCGCGCTCGTTGGCAACGTGAATGTAGGCGCCGATCGCAATGAGCGCCACCACGATAGCGACAGTGAGCAGAAGCATCATGACTCCTCACCACCCTGGTAACGAGTGAGCCAAGCGAGGGCGAGCCCACCCACCTGAACAACCTCCGAGATGAGGTCGGCGTTGTGGCCCGTGTCCTTGGCGTTGTCGTAGGTGAGTGCCGCGCAAACCTCCCCTACCTCCTCAGCTAGGGCGTAGAAGCGAGACTCATTGGTGGGCTGGTCGCTGTCGAGCGTCATGCCCGGATGCTTCTTCGCTGCACGCTCATACTCGGCGAGAAACTCCCCCACAGGGTCTGTCACGCCGAGGAAGTGCAGCAGTAGCGCCGCATCCTCAACCATGCGCGAGAGCTCAAACTCAAGCTCCCCGTAGAGGTGCGCGCTCCCATTGTCGTATGACTCGTCGTCAGCCTGGTCCATGGCGAGGGAGATGCGCCCCAACTGGCGGTGCCAGCGACCAGCGGTCTCGAATGGGCCCTGCTCTTCGTTGACGTAGGGCGCGACAAGCTTGTGCGCCAGCGCCTTCATGTTGTTCATTCTGTGTCCTTTCTTGGATCGGCGAACACGACTGTTCGTGTGCCGTCATTGTTTAGCCCGTAGGTGTTGCCGTCCCAGTAGTTGACTGGAATGCTCTCTGGGTTGGCTACGAACTGCGGTACGTTGAAGCCCTCCTTACGGGCCTCCGACCTGTTCTGCTCGATGTACCCGTGACAACCCCGCACCCCATCCCCACAGAGGAGGATGAGGTTGCTGGGACTGTTGGTGTTCGGCTGGCGCGTGCCACCCATGCCGCGAGCCCTCCTGTGTTGGATGCTCATGGGGCCGTTACCGGCGTGCCTGCCGCAGCGGGCGCACCGGTATCCGTCCCTCTCATAGATGAGCTCCCTTGTTGCCTGGGAGGGCCCTGTTTTCCTGGGAGTCCCCTTTCTAGGCATCTCCGGACTCGATCTCGAGGATGCTGATGTCGCCCGTGGAGATGAGGTCCCGGATGGCCTCCTCCTGGGTGGTGGAGATGCGTACCGAGATTCGGGGGTCGCCCTGGACGACCTCTACCCCGTCTGGCACTTCCCCGGTCTGCTTAATGAATCCATCCAGTGCTGCGGCGGCAACAAACCAGGGGGCGGGCACCTTGTGTACGGCGTCGGGCTTGTTCCACTCGAGCCAGGCCACGAGGGCCTTCTCGTCTACCACCTGGTATCGGGGTTGTGGTGCACTAACGCTCACCGTCCCCACCTGGAGGCCATCGATTTGAGGCTTGGACGTGTCGCCCGGAGCCATGTGCTCCTCGAGCTCCTTGAGGGCCTTCTTCTTCTCCTGGGAGGCCACCTTGGCAATGTGTGCCGCGATAGCCGCCCTGCGTAGTGCTGTTTCCTTGCTCACTGGACCTTCCCTGCCCCGTAGTTCTGTGCCAGCCACGCACGGAGCATGTCTGGGTTGGCCTTTCCGCCGGCTGCGAAGTACTCCTCACGGACCTTGTCGCCGTCCAGCTGGTGGGTGGCGCAGAATCCGTCAAGGATCATGCCGCACTGTTCGGCGGCTGTTCTCTTGGGAACCCCCTGTTCCGCTGGGATGGGGGTATTCAGGTGGGGGGCCCTGTTCTCCTGGGAGGCCCCTGTTCCGCTGGGAGCCACTCTCTCGTAGGACTCACTATCCGGGTCGGGCTCATCCGTGGGGATGGTGAGCGCCTGCAACAGGAAGGTCCTGTAGGCGACACTCATCGCCTTGGCGACCGCCTTGTCACCGAAGTCCATTGCCTCGGCTGCGACCTTCCCGTGAATACTGTCCCCCGCTGGGCCGTAGACACGGTAGGTGACCTTGACGACCACCTCAGCTGTCTGCTTGCCGTTTGCTGTGGTCCCGTTGCTGCGATGCACGTCAACCTCTTCTGGGAGGACGACTACCCCGTGCTTGCGGAGTGCAGGTCCTACCGCGTTCATTACCGCGTCGATTCCGCGGAAGTTGAACCGCTGGGCCTGGTTCTTGCTGTCCTTCTTGACTGCCTGAACGTCCCCCATGACCTTGCTGAGTGCCTGGTGGACTGTTAGCTGTTCTGCCATCTGTGCTCCTTTCCTGGGAGGTCCCTATTCTCTTGGGAACCCCCTATCCTGCTGGGAGGTCCCTATTCTCTTGGGAACCCCCTATCCTGCTGGGAGGTCCCTATTCTCTTGGGAACCCCCTATCCAGGAACCTACTTCGTTGAAGCCACCAACGCCCCCACGGCCATGATCGCGTGCCCCATCGTCGCAACCTCATGCGTGACGCCGCCAGCGGTCACCGCGATCATCCCACCAATGGGGACGATAGTGATGGTCTCCGACTCCGCCGTGGTGACGCTGTACACGTCACCAACGCGCCGCACTCGCAGGCGCCGATCGAATGCCGTGACCCTACCCTTAACGGAGTCGTGGTGGTTGTGGGCGTTCGCCTCGGCGAGCGTGTCCGCGATGACCACCTCATCGCATTCGACGTACCCCCAGTACCGATCGGCCTGGTCAGGCTTGCGGACCGTCCACCAGTCCTCAGTGAGCTCGGCCGCGGTAGCGCCAAGCACTACCGTGTACCCCATGGGCGTGGGGGCTACATGCATTCGGGCGTGCGGCCACATACGGGCCAGCTGGTCTGCTACGTCGGTGACGTTGGTCGGTGTGGGCATGGGTGTGTTCCTTTCGTGCGTGCCCGGCTAGTGCTGCCAGGTGTATCTGTGTGGGGCGAATGACTCGAGCACGTACAGCCACGCGCTGAGTCGCTTGAGCTCTGTGCCGAGCCGGCGAGTGTCGCCGTCGTCTAGGTGCCACCATGGGCCGTGCTTGACCCATGACTCGTGTAGGTCGTTGTAGACGGTGGCGCCGTCGGGCATGCGCCGCATGTCAGCGTGCGTGATGAGTCGATACTCAAGGGGGGTGTCAGCCGGCATTGCGTTCCTCCGTCTTGATGGCCCGCTCGAGGTATGCGGCGGCCTTGCGTAGGTCCTCTACGCGCTTGCTTGTGTCACCCTTGCGGCCGAACCGGGTGAGGTATTTCCCAGTGTTCCAGAGATGAGGGTTATCGGGAAACAGGGCGTCAAGCAAGTCCCAGGACTGCAGGGCCCCTGTGTTCTCCGGTGCCCCATTGGCGACCAGGGCCTCTCCCAGCCAGACATAATGAGGCGGACCAAGCACCTGGACGGCACTAGCCGGGATACACCCCAGGTCAATGGCGTCATCATCTGCATAGGTCAAGACCGTGACGGCACGAGACTCGAGTGCCTTGATGACTACTTCCGTCTCGGGGCTGTTGGGCCAGCCGACGAGTCGCACCACGGCATTCACACCATCAAACGGGGTCCCGAAAGTTACGTCACGCGTACCGTCCCAGTGAATCGTGAGCGAGCAATCGTACTCAAAAACGAACCATGCGGGAAGAGACGAGTCGACTACGGCGTGCGCATTGACGGCGAGCCGGCAGTCTAATTCCTCGGTCACGTCTGCGCCCCTGAGGTCCGTGCCGTCCTGTAGGTTGATGGTGTCCGAGAATGTTGCACCAGCGGCGATGGCACTCTCCAATTCTGTGATGTTACTGACTTGATAGTTCATCGCGGTTTCCTTTCTAGGTCCCGAACTGTTCGGGCCACCTATGGGCCACCTAGACCAAAATGGATCACAGCAAACCTCTGTCGGTAGATGTCGGACAGTAGGGCGGTCTAGGTGACTCATAGGTGGGCAGACTGTATCGACTACGCGAGGCGGCGCCGTGCGTGCGGTGCCTGCCACCTATGGCCTTAAATCTCTATGTAGTTCTCAACTAACGTGCGCAAGCCTTATTCAGCGGCGGGCCGCGTTTCTACTGCGCTATGTCCTCTAGGTGAGGTGGGGCGGCCGCGACACTGCGTGACCGACCATCCCGACTAGGCGGCCTGCACCCGCTCGAGCGCAACCTCGAATGCTTCCCTAGCGAACCGGACCGCTACGTCATCATGCCCGCGAACCTCACCGCTCGAGTACACCTGAACTTCAATGCCATCCTTGCTGGCCCTAAGGCCGCCGCAAGTAGACGACTCGAGGATAGGGCGGACATGCCAGCCATTAGCGCCGAGCACATTAGCCAGCGCTGCGAGTGCATTAGCGCGCCGATCGGCGTCACGCAGCATGTGAGTCATAACCTCAACGTTGGTCCACTCACTGCGCTGCTCAGCCCAGTACTTAACGTTCATTGAATCCTTGGCTGACACCTGCACGATCGCTTCGCGGCGGCGTGTACCCAGAATGTTGCGCACTTCCAGGCTGTGTGTTGAGTTGGTGGCATGCCAGCTGCCAGAAAGGGCCTTGTCTTCGCCCGTGGCTGCCTTGAACGCCGTGGCGACTCGCTCACTGATAGTGCCCATTGCTTACAGTCCTCCAATTCAGGCGTTGATAATGTAGTGCGTGGCGTCGTCGACACTCAGGTCTCCGCACACCCAGTGCTCCCCACCGTCAGAGTCCACGCTGTAGATGCCTACAAGCACCATGGGGGAATCGTCCCACGAGAGTTCGGCGGTGACGTAGGCGAGCTGCTCCCCCTCTGCGAAGGCGATGATGTACTGATTCGCGTTCGGCGACGTCATGACCTCGAACTCGAGTGACGCGGCGTCCAGGCTGAACTCAAGGTCTTCGACGGCGGACTCGAGCGCGCGGGAGAGACGGTCTTCGGTGGCGATCATGGTGATACTCCTAGGTGTGCGGGTAGATGGGTGGATATCGTGCCCGGCAGGGGAATCGAACCCCCGCTACAACCATTCGGGCTACCTGACTGCCGTCAGGAGATCGCGTACAGGACGGCGGCGGCCACGTCGGACATTGCCCAGTGTGTAGTGTCCTCGGCAGTCTCTACGTCAATGACGCGCACGGGAGACTCATTGTCCCAGTCCTCAACCAAGGCGACCTTCTCAGTGGCGGGAGACTCAACCTTGGTGAATCGGGCGCCGTGAATGAACGCCGCATCGCCGTCGAAGAGCTCAACGATGCTCTCCCAGTGGTCCGCCTCGAAGTCGGTCGCCTGGCAGAGCGCCTGCCACGCCTCGTCAGGGTTGCTGTAGGCGAGCTCGGTTGATGCGAGGACGGCCTCAAGGTCGCTCATGGCGACGGCCTGGCCGAAGAGGTCGTGCTCCGTGATGGTGAACCGGTCTGCCTCGTTGACGCCTGCGGAGATGGTGAGGTCGCTACTCCCGTAGGAGAGGGTCATCTCAACCTCCCCGCCAACGTAGACGACGCCGAAATCTCCGGTGTACCCGAGCTCCCATGCGCGGCGGGCCAGCGGAAAGGCCAGGAGGGCGGCCGCCTTGTCTGCGTCACTGGTGACGGCGACCGTCTCAGTGTCGTTCAGGATGGTGCCGGCAGGGCGGTATCCGTCCTCGTCGAGCTCGAGGTGAATGCTGCCGACGCTGATGCCCTCAGTGGTCTCTCGGTAGGTGATGCCCCATTCGGCCAGGTTGGCGGTGACGTCTGCGATGTAGTCGTTGATGCTCATTGCTGTGATCCTTTCTTGGTGGAGCGGTTCGCTCCGTGCTGATGGCTCAACCATACCCCCTCTGAGACGCAGCGAGTCAAGCCGGAGCGGGCACCAATTTGCGTGACCTACGTCATCGAACGCACGTTCGACGCTGCGCCCCGATCTCGCCGCATGCACACGCCCACGTACGCACGCGCGCACGCGCACACACGCGCGAGAGGCCGCAGGAGCCAATCTGAGGGCCTTTCAGCACCCCACCCATACGCGGGCACCACCCACACCCCCAAATCGCCTCAGAGGGGCTTACAGCGCCCCCTGTGGGCGGGCAAAGCAAAACCCCCGGCCCGCCGAAGCGGAACCGGGGGCCCAACGGGTCAATCAGGCCAGCGCCTCACCCGCATATTCGCGCTCCCAGAAATTAGCGGCCAGCCGCTCACGTTGAACCATGCGCCGCGCCATCACGCCCCAGGGCGCCACATCAAGGCAGGACAGGAGGGCCTCAGCGGCCCGCACGCGCCACAAGGGCTCGGCGGCGGGGTCCATAGCCAGGGCCTCATCCTCGGTCATCTCGCAGGCCAGGGCGTCGTTGTAGTAGGTCATTGCAGTTCCTTTCGTTCGGCGGGCGGCTGATCGTCCGCGCGGTGAGATGACCATATAGGGGGTGGTTTTCCCGCAGAATCAAGCCAATCCAGCATGTCAAGCGGGCTTGTCATAAGTGTTTCTCAGGCCCCCGAACCGAACTGTTCGAACGGTCTTCGAACACAACCTGAACGCCAACTGTGGACCGCATGTGCCGCACCTGTGCCACACGTAGGACCAAGGTCCTAGAAAATAGGCCAAAACGAATGACGTGCGCCATCCACACGCGACCGCCGACACAGTGCGATAAGTCAATACCCACCCAACCACCACACACACGAAAGGGCCGCCTATCGCATCACGCCAACCAACCACCGAGACGATTGGTCGAACACGCGTACGATAGACGACCCCAATCAATCACCGGCGGCCATGGCGACCCACGCGCCGACCATCACGACGCCGCTGCCACCACACACCACCAGCAAGCCCCAACAGAGTCAGCGCACCAAACACCACCACAACCTCAACATCGTAGTTGTCGCTGACGCCCGAATCCACAGAACCCACAACCACGTCACGACTGGGAGAGGTCGCCTTAGCGGCAAGCTTATCCACAGCCGCGCTCGGCGCAGCCGAGTGCACAACCTCCGTAGAACTACTACTGCGTGCGCCGTTCAGTCCTGCTTGGTCCTGGTGTCCGCTAGTCGTCTTCCGGTCGCACTGGTCACTGAGGGCTTTAGCGACGGCCGGCCCGGGGATGTAGCGCTCACCCTCAGTGGTGGTGATGGCCTGCATGCAAGCTTTGCTGTTCACCTCGAGCACGTACCGACCATCCCGCTGACAGGTCACCTCACCATTCACGTCGGCACAGGCGGGCAGGCCAGTCGTCGAAGCGGGCTCAACCGAACCAACCCACAACCACCCAGGGAAAGCGACCTCACGGGCGTCACGCCACCGCAGGAAGGACACGCTCCCATCCTCCTCAACGATGAACGAACGCCCCTGCCCGTTCCCCATGGTGCGGGCATTCCACAGGCACGGACCGTACTCCTGATCCTCCGACTCACAGGCGGGAGTCTCGGACACGTCAACGGGGGCACCAGTAGACGCGAGCACCCACCCGCCGTCGGGGGCGGCAGAACCCTCAGCCGCATGGGCAGGCACACAACCCACCAGGCCCATAACCCCGAGCACCAGGGCCGCCACCATGCGCATCGCCTTGCTCATCATCGTCCGTTTCCTTTCATGTTCGCCCCACCGTCGGGGCCGTGTTGCTGATGCCAGAACTGTACGCCACACGAGACAGGCCACGTCAACCCACAACCCACAACACGCAACGTGACCTACACCATCGAACGCACGTACACACAGACACCAACACACACACGCACGCGCACACAACTAACACACAACCAACACAACACACAAACACAACCAACACGAACAACACACAACACGCCCGACCATCACAAACACCAAACATCACGACGACGAAATAACCACCAGCAGAAAAACAAACACCAGACACCCCAGGGAATAACCCCCCGCCCCACCACAGCCGACCGCTACGCGTGTTACGTCGGCGGATCATGAGCGGGTTACAGAACCCAAGTTACCCTCCTGTAATCTCATGTGAGACTACAGGAGGGCGCCCGAGAGTGGGTTAGGCGACTCGTTCCCTCCACTCTCGATACTCTTCGAGGGTTCTGTCTTGCTTCTGGGCGTTGCAGCCGTAGTGGGCGAAGTCGATGTTGTCGAGGTCGAGGAGGACTGTGGGGTCGCCGCTGAGGGCGAGGTCGATGATAGTGGTTTCGGTGTTCATGCGT